AGTAGTTTACTGAAACTGTATCCCCCTCGTCCAAGCCTTTACCAAATATACCATTGCCAAATTTAATTTCGTAATAACCGTTTTCGTTTAATCTACTTTCATAAACTCTATCCACTGAATTAGATAGGTATAAGCTCTCTACTTCATCATACTCGTAATACGTATTATCAGCTAGTTCTTTAACATATACGCTTATTGTATCTTCCGCAATAAATTTATCTGTGTTAGTGTCGACAATATTTTTTACGACAATGGGTAAAACTTCAAATGGTTCCCCCTGAGCTTTATAATCCGGATACTCTTTTATAGAGCCCTGGTATAAAACTACTGTATCGTTTAATGTTGTGATTGTTTCACTTACTGCGGTGTTTTTGTTAAACGAAAAATCATTATTAAATACGTACGGTGACCCGTTTACTAGGAAGTAAGAATATTTGCGAATAGTGTAGTTGCCGGTTCCCATTGAAGCGGCCCCTACAGCATTTATTGGCACTATGGAAGTTTGCTTGCCCACAGGTTTATAGCCTATTAGCTTTACAATCTTGTTCATGTTCTCGTACAGAGTAGCCTGATCAAAATTAACTTCTGAAGCTGTCGTGTTTAAGTAAAATAAAAGAACATGATATGAATAAGCTATAATATCTATAATAGCTGCAAGGTTACTACCATCAAAATTTTGATCGGTAAATTTTTCATTTTTGTTTAACCTATCAACAATATACTCTTTTAAAGTTACTGCGTCAAATGCTACATACGCATCTTGTGGTAGATTAAATTCTAAAAATTTGTTAGTTGTGTCGTCTGTGGGCATGGTTAAAGTACAAAATATCCGTTATTATTTAATAGTGACTGAAGTGAGAGTCCATATATGTTTAGTGAAGGTACGTTAATTTGTAGTGTGATGTAATACTCATGTTGATCCGGTATCGGTAATACACTAACACCAGTCAATTGAACTCTAGGCTCCATATCTGGCAATTTATTTTTTATATCATCTTGAATTTGGAATGAATTAAAGTCGTTTACCTGTTCAAAAAGATAACGCCGTAAATCTAAGCCAAATTCTGGACTTAATATTTTTTGGCCGGGAGAAGTTAAGAATATATTAGTTATGCTATTTTTAATTGCTTGCTCATCAAAGGAGCCTTGTACATCTCTAAGCGATACCTCTTTATTAATTTGGCTGTTATAATAGACAGACGGGGTCATGTCTAAAAATAAATCTTTATAAAGATAGCCTTGTTCGAGAGAAGCGTTGTCTAAACCATCTACAGCAATATCAGTTAACTTTATAAGAGCCATTTATAATATTTAATACCCAGGTGGTAAATCGAGTTTAAGGAACTATAATATACTTAAGTATGCAAATTAAAGGTAAGACTGATGTTAACGTTGAGATAAGTTCTAAAGACTTAGTATTAGCTCTAAAACCTCTAGTTTATAAAAAGTTAAATCTTCCTTATAAAGAAGATTGTGGCCATATATTTGTTAAAGATAACAAATGGGTAGAGGAAATTAGCGCTCATACATCACATGCTTTTGAATTTCTTAACGTTGTCGGCCCAGCTAAAGAGGAAGATGTCGAGGTATTTGAAGCATATCATACTTTAGTCGAATTTCTTAAAGATTAAGTTACTCGATCCTGTGTGATTATTTGCAAGGCTGCATAAATAATATTATGGCAGGTAAAAAGTTTGTTCATTTGCATGAGTCTTATATGAAAAGATATGAGCGAGGAGGGTTTCTTGTTGGGGATGTTTTCAAGTTTAACGATGACTATAAGAGTTCGGATGGATACAAAGAGCTCGGTAAATCTACACAGGATCTTATCACTAAGTTAATCGATTCTGGCCTTCATATTAGAATCACCGGAATTAAAGATACATCACCATCCCGGTACCCAGCAAACCCTGATACTTCTTCCCTTGATGTAATTTTAAATCTTGCTCTTGATACAGGTGGTGGTAGGTATTCCGATCATGTATCGGTCCCGGGTTGTTTGGGACAGTCTGTAGAGTATTATCCTAATTTACTTCCTATTCCCGACGCCCTGCGTAGGAAAGATAATGTTAATATTAAACCGGAAGAGTTTGTGGAGGATGAAGAAATGTTATCTAATAGATCTGATAAAGGCGGTACCGAGCCTCATGAGCTTACACCAACTGACAGATCGTTACCAAAACAAAATACTGTCATTCCTAGTGATCCTGCTACACCGTCTCCAGCGGTTGCATCATATACTAATCAGTATCTATCTGACCTTAAATAGATATTGCTATTACTAGTTTAATGTAAAGCATTTTCTAGATTTACTAAGCATGCAAATGCGTTGATTTCTTTATCAACAACAAATGCGCTCTTATAGAGGTGATCTGCAATAATAGCAATCATCTCTTTCTTTTTCATATCATCAATATTCGATGTATAGATAAAATCTAGATAATTACCTAATAACGTATCATAATCTCCTTGAAACCTGTCTTCGTTCTCAATTAGATATTTTCTGGCTTCTAGAGAATTCTTTGAAGCTATTTTTTTGTAAACCGCTTCAAGCAACTCATTATCGCCAGTGACGCTAATAATACACAGCTCTGAATCAATGATGTTTTTTTGGAGCTCGTTAATGGTTTTCCGTAAATCGGGGAAGTGACGTTTGACAAGTTGGACGAACTTTTTCTTTTGCTCTTCTGGAACTTTAATATTTTCATTTTTTAAAATGTTGTAACACCTTTTTACTGCTAGCTCAACCACTGGTTTAATATCCAAAGACTGGCATCGTGATTGCACCGCAGGAATAATTTTATGTTTATAGTTTGCTGTAAGAATAAATCTACAATACTTAGCATAGGTCTCCATAGTATTACGCAAAGCTCCTTGAGCTTGTGTTGTAAGACCGTCCGCTTCATCTAGGATAACTACTTTTACACCACCATCAAAAGATTTGGTTTGCGCGAAGTTTGTAATGTTATGTCGAATGGTATCGATACCTGATTCATCAGAAGCATTAAGATAAAGATAATTACACTTAAGAATATCATTAACAATAATTCTAGCAAGAGTAGTTTTACCTGTCCCCGGGTTACCTACAAATAAAAGATTAGGAATCTCGTCTTTGAATTCCTTAACAATATTCAGAGTCCTATTATCTAAGATAATATCATCTAGGGTAGAAGGACGATATTTCTCAACCCAGATTTTATCAAAATCAACCATAATTACTTCCCGGAAGATCCGAACCCCTTTTCTCCACGTTTACTTTCCATAATTTCACCTTCAGATACTTCAACATTATAATTTTTATAAATTACAAACTGCGCAACTCTATCACCAGCTTTAACTTCGTAGTCATTATCAGTAAAATTATATAATTTAATTCCAGCATCTCCACGATAACCTTGATCAATAATTCCTGGGTGAGGAATAATACCATGCTTAAATCCTAGTCCAGATCTACCTTCGACTTTTACCCAAAAACCATGATCAATGAAAGCAAATTTTAACCCAACGTCGACAACAGCTGATCCTCGAGCTGGAATAACCTTATTTTCGATTGAAGTCACATCCATCCCAGTATCTGTATCGTGATTTTTAGATGGAATAACTGCGTCGTCGTTGGTTTTCTTAAATTTTACAATTGCCGTAGACATATAACTATAATAGTGTACGTTGCAAAAAATTCAAGTATAGATTAAATATTATTATGGCTGAGGAATTAGATGAGGCAGTTAATGATATTATATCTCAATTAAAGCAAAATAATAAAACTGCCAAAACTCCGGTTGAAGAAAATGTTCTTAAAAGAGAGGACATAGAAGATTTTATTATTCAAAATTCAAGTCGGCTTATTAAAAAATCCTTATCTATCGTTGATAATGTAAACGACTATATCTCTTCCGCTCCGGAAAATAGAGATGTAGCAGCAATGGCAGAGTTAATTAAAGCTTCATCCGGTGCTATTGAAGCTCTTAATAAACTTCATACCGCGAAAGAAAGAAACGATACACAGGTTGAGGTAAAACAAATGGATATTGACAGTAAAGAAAAATTAAATCTTGCTGATAACCAGACTAAACTATTATTATCTAGAGAAGATATTATGCATGCTCTTATTGATCGAGAAGAAGACGTGATAGATGTTTAGAATTTTAAATTATCACATCCTTTATCAACATCACAATCTGGTTCCTTCTTACCTGAAATAATATCTTCATATTCCTCCATGGTATTACATGGCATGAAGAAAACTTGACCATCTTCTGTAGTATGTGAGTGACATCCTTCACACCCTAATTCTCTTCCTCGATTAGTTGCCTCTTCACATGTTTCATACTGATCAATTCCTGCTATTGTGGTGGTGGTTGTGATTGGCCCCCGGGTTCTTGGATCACTCCGCAACCCGCCCTGCCCGTCTAAAGTATACAGGTCATACGAACCGTCGCGTGTTACCATTTGCTGGTTAAATGTGTTATCATCGGTAATAACTGTACCAAACACATTAGTCTGAATTTGCTCGCATTTTTTCTGTATGATTTTATCAGTAGTTGTAGATTCTGTTGTGTCAAGAGATACTAATAACCTATTGACAGCGTTTAAAAGACCAAAGGCTTTATTTGCTTTGGTAGCAAATATATTCGTAAGTTTTTGAAATTGAAAAATTTTGTTAGCAGCAAATCCTAAGGCATTTTCTATTTCACCGAAAACAGCATCGGAAGTCTTTTTAAGAGTGTTAAAAAACGAAACATCTTTTAACAATAGGTTACCGGAGGCAAGATTTGTAAATCCTTGTTCCCACTCTGTGTTCACCCTTAACCCTGGTAATTTATCAATGTACGGTAACGTTTGATCATTGTAAACTTGACTTTCTTGGTTAAAGTTGAATACGTTTGTAGCAGTTTTAATTCCATTACCTATATTTTCTTGCATCTTAGGTGGTAAGTGGTTATAAAGATCTAAGGCAGCATTAACTGGCTCGAGCCCGTATACAGTAGAAGAAATATTACTTCTTACAGCATTACCAAGTGTACCAATAGCGTTATTAGTAGATTGAAGTATGTTAAAATTACCAGATAACATACTTGATATATCGACAGCAGCGCA